GTTTGAAAATCTCCGCCGCCCGACGGGGATCTTTTTCCGCGTTGAAAGCCTTGAGGATTTCGTCGCGAGAAATGGGTTGGTTGAACGCCGTCTCTAGGGGCTTAATTCCCCGGCTGGCTTCCAGTTCAATTTTCAGAACGGCGAGCTCGGCCTTTGCGCCTGCTTCGTCGTTTTTGGAAAGGTTCGTATCAGCAGGAACCTCGGAGGGTGCGGGAGCAGCCACTTCCTCGACCTTTGCTTCTTCAACAACGGCGGGTTCAACGGCGGCTTCGAGCTTCGCCATCTCCGTCTCTCCTTCGCTGACTTCTTCCTCAATCATGGCGGCGGCCAATGCGTCCACCTTGGCGGACAGGTCGCTGATCGCTTTAAGAATGTCGACGTGGCTGGGTTCCATCGCCGGAGCGGGTTCCGGTGCCGGGGCCGCCGGTGCTGCGGGCGCGGCCTCTGCCAGCGCTTCTAGTTTGACCTCAGGGGCCGTGGTTTTATCCATGCCCTCTTTTTTGCTGTCAACCGGCTTTGCGTTAAAAATCCCGGTTGGGTTTGCCGCAGGGCTCAGAACGAGATCGACGGACCAGAGGCTCTGGACGTCGGCCAGCGTGGTTCCGTCCTCTGCCGTCCGAGGAATGCCGCTAAATGAAATTGAAAAGCCGACCTGCCCTGGGAGGGTGCTGATCAATTCAGAGAAAAAGCTGAAGCTATCGTGGCTTTGGAAAAGGGTGAGATCGGCGCGGACATGTCCACCGTCCCGCCTGAAATCCTCTAAGTATCCGATGATATTCGAAATGCTGCCGGAGTGATCCGACAAAACCTTCACCTGCCCTGCTTCGTTCCCCCGCTCCACCACTTGGGAAAGGGTTTCCGCATCGATGATCATCCCGTGACCCAATGCGGGTCCTGCGGTGATGACGCTGATTCCTTTGAATTTCTTTTCGGCCATGTCGTGGCCGAGCGTGTCAATTTATCAGCTTTTCTTTTTGGCCCGCGTTTTTGTGGTTTTGAGTCCGACGGCCTTTGCCACCATATCTAACTCTTTTGAGGAAAGGTTGTAATCGGGTTCATCCTTCATGGTGAAGGATTCGGTCGGGACGACGGCCCCCATTTGAGGCGCCGGGGTTTCGGTCGTAGGGGCTGGCACGTCCGCCGCGGGTTCGGATGGAGGAGTCTGCGATGGCTGTTGGTTTTGGATAAACTGGATCTCATTGACCGGGATGCCCGCCTCGGCACACTTCGCCCGGATGTAGCTTTGTTCGGCTATTTTTTGATCAATCGCCTCTTGCCAATCGTCGCCCCTGGAGGCGTAGATTTCGGCGTATGTGGTCAGGCCCAGCTTAAGGTCCTCCCGGTCAGCGGCGGAATCGCGACCTGCGTCAATGGTGGTTTGCTTGGGGGTGTGGTAGGCCGCTTGCCACCACCGGTCCATCCCCTTTGGAGCGGTCAAATCCCCGCGTTTGATCCCCTTCGCCAATGCCCAAAGGCGCACCCGGCTGACGAGTTGAGTGATGATCGTTTGTGAAATCTCGTCGAAACGGCGTTGAGCTTGTGCCAGGACGAACCGTTGCGACGGCCCGGAGAGGTCGGCTTTCCACAGATATTCGTAAGGCAGGCCAAGGCCCGTCGCCGCTGCCCGCAAAAACTGATCCATAAAATCCTGTAGGTTGGGGCTTGGCCGATCGTTCTTGAGCTCGCGGAGTTTGCGACCGTTGGGGATGTTCCAGATCGCCCCGCCGCCCATGATTCGATCGGTTGTGATGCCGTCCTCGTTGGTGCTGTCGTTCCCAAAAAATCCGGTACTTCCATCGCCCTCGAGGGCCAATCCAATTTGCCCCACCCGCTTGGCGGCTCCGGTTTCAAATTCCAGAATCTCGTCGCGATCCTGCAAAAGGTTGAGGCAGGTGACCAACCGGGAAAGGCTGCGGAGCTCGTCCGCCCGGTCGCGTTCTGCCAGGACGATCACGTCCGCCGCCTGCACCTCTGTAAATTTATCCCCATCACCAATTCGGATGTAATAGGACAGCGGGCGTCCGTTGGCATTGATCCGCACTCCGTCGATCACTCGTGGGTCCTGAATGTAGCTAGGGGTTGCGCATCGGTGTGCTTCGATAAGCTGCAACATGGGCCATCCGTCGCCGTTATCGGTTAGCAAAATAAAGAGCTCGTTATCCCGGAGCATCGTCCTAGTCGCCACTTGTTGGAGGGTGTTGAAATCGAGCAGACCGCGAACGTCACAGGCCAGCGACCAGTTGTGGAACCACTCCTCTGTCGCCGTGTTCCATGCTTCATCCTTGGTCCGGCTTTGGCATTTGATCCCCGGGCCAATCGAATTCCGAGTCATACAATCGATCGCGCCCCGGACGACGGGGTTGTTGTAATACATATAACGGGCAAGGCCGAGAACCTGAGTCCGGCTTGCGTTGGTGACGTCAATCCGACTGTCCTGCGGTGGGGTGTAGATATGGCGGCGCTTGGTGTAGTCCTGGGCGCCTGCCCGAATCAACCGACCAAACCAGCTACCAAGTGACATATCAGGGGTAGACCACGGTCTGCACGCCGTAGTTTGGGTAGCTCACTTGGCCGGTGTTTTTAGATAGGAAAGTTTCCACATCGGCGCTGCTTGTGAAATCCTTCACCTTGCGCCATGCTTCGTATGCTCGTGTGGAAAGAGTCACAGGATCCATGTTGGTTTGAAATTGATATGAAAAGGATTTCCCGGCGACGCTGGCGGTTACCATAAATCGACCGTTACTGTTAAAGGATTCAAATTGGGAAGCGGCAAGCGCTTCCAGGGCAAGGCGCAACGCCACCGGATCTTTCGCAGCTTGAATCCAAAAGGAAAAAATAAGCCCTCGCTCCACGACCCAAAAGTCATGTCAATCATACCTGTGCCATCGCGGCCTCTGCCGCAATAACCCGCCCGTAAACGGCCAACCCGGCGAGGTACGTTTCGCAGTCATATAAATGATCCTGTCGGCTTTTAATTCGGATCCACTCATAAACGTCCTTCCCGGTCTTTCGATTGATCCGATGCGCCTTCCTGTGGCTGGCCATGTGCTCTTTGTAATCAGGTGAAACGTCGTGAGGGACTTCCCACAGCGGCCCCTGCCCTCGCCGCAACCATGCCAGCAAATCCTGACAGGCTGGGGAGCTCAAAAGTAATAGTCGGCAGCCGGCATCGGTTGGCTGTTCGGAGCTGTGCACGCTCTTGACCCGCGTTCCGCCGCTTTCAATCAGGTAGTGCGGTCGCTCCTCACCTTTGATCGCCATCCATCCATATCGTGCCGCAATTCGATAGGTATCTTGAGTTTCATACCCAGAGTCGATGCAGGTGTGGCGCGGCTTTACGCCGAGCTCCTGGAGCGAATGCGCCACGTCCTCGATTGTCCGCTTGTGCCCTTCCTCAATCAGTCGACTCGATCCGTCCCTACCGAACGCCCTTACCACGAACCAGAATCCGTCGATCTGCCTGTCGATTGCCGCCAGCTTAATATGATCGGATTCCCATGCCTGCTTTTTGGCGAATGCCCCCGGAGGGATGCTGTTTAGCTCATCGTCGTCGAATTGATCCTCCCACGGCATGGCGCTCCACCCGTTTACGAATCCTTGGAGCCCGTGAAGGTAATGCTTTTCGGTAAGAAACTTTCTGGCCGCATCCGCAAATCCCAAGGTGCTCGAGTACCATGACGGCAGCCGGAAAGACCTGCGCCCTGTTTCAGCGTTGAGGTTCCCGGCCACCCATTTGCCCTTTTCAATCGATTGCCTCCGATTCCTCTCGGTCCACTTCGCGTCGCACTTGGTGCAGTGATAAGCGGCGGTTTCGCTCACCTTTCGCATATCCCATTTGCCGTCCTCCGATCTCGCAGTCTCATCCCATTTGATCTGTCCAAATTCCATCGCTTGAAATTCGTCGCACGCATGGCAAGGGACGTGAAAGGTCTCTTGTGATCCGGCTTGGTAATTGATCCAGATATCCCCGGTCGAGAGAGTCGGGGTGCTCGTGAGAACGTGCTTTCGCTGTGGGAAAGACTTGGTTCGCTCCAACGCAAGGGAGTAAGCAGCGGCATCTTTTTCGGATGGCGGAGCAAAAGAGTCCAATTCGTCCAAAACGGCGATGCAAATCGGGCGGGAGCTAAGGTTGGCCGGACTGTTACTGCCGACCAGACTGAGTGTGCAGGTCGCAAATTGCATTTCCAAAATCTTAAAATCATCCATGTCCGCCGGGAAAAGAGCCTTCACGGGTTTGCATTTCTGGAACAAGGGAGCCAACCGCGTCTCGCTGTAGGATCTGGCAAGGTCGGCATTCGGCATTACCAGTAATGCGGGAGCCGGATCGTTCGCAATCCGGTATGCCAGCCACACGGCGAGCGTGAGCGTCTTCCCTGTTTGCGATCCCCAGCAGAGGGTGACGGTGTGAACGCCCGGATTAGTCAGCGCCTCCAATACCCCCCTCACGTAAGGCGTCCAAGTTGTGCTGTAAAGACCTGGACGAGCGGTTAGGCGACTATCCAGTTGGATGTTTTTCTCGGCCCACTCAATTACCCCCGGAGGCTTCTCATAATGCCAGCGGGTCCTTGTTCGCCTCCATAGCTCGGTTTGTGCTTTGGTCACAGCGCCGCCTCAACCTGCCTCATAATCTGACCAACCTCGTTCTCAACCTCAGCCTCCACCTCAACCGCTGGCCTGTTCTCGCATATAGGGGCGAGTCTTTTCGCCATTCCTTTGAGTAATGGGATCAGAGCATTGTCCCTGGCTGCGATGATCTTGTCGGCCTCATCCACTGGAACCATCGTTCCCTCTGCCTGATCAATATCAGGCCGATCGCCCTTCATCCGGCGCAACGCCTCCACGACCTTTGTGTAGTTTGAGATCAGTTCCGATCGGTCTGCCCGCGTGTCGTCCTTTGCGGATTCGCCAAGGCTGGCGGCCAGATCCTCAAGTCGCTGGATCTCTACGTCTAAGCCGCCGCCTTTCGCCTTTACGAGCGGCTGGGCCTCCACCTTCTTTCGCTGTAGGTACACGGTCGCCCGTGATTTACCCGTGGCTGCCATAGCCCTCGCCACGTCGTGATTCTTTGGCCTTCCCATAAGACAGTACTATTCCGAGGCCACACTCAAGAAATCGACGGGAGTCGTCGCCACCTCGATTTCTTGCCGTGTAAAAGATTCCTTATACATGGCCGCCGAGCTCTCGGTAGGCGCGGACGATGGGCTCCGCCTCTGTCAGGAATTGATCCCGAAGTCGGTCATCTTGGCGAACGTACTTGATCCCTTTGTTAGACAACCACTGCGCGAACCTGATCACAGGGAACAGGAACGGCTTGGACTCTGTTGGTGCGCTAGTCGTGATCGGATCAGGCATCATCTCAGACCACAGCATGATCTGGCGGAATGCGCTTGGGTCACCGCTTGCCAGCTTGTGCTGATGTGCCGCCACCCGCTCCAACCGCTTGCCCTGCTCGTCGGTCAGTCCGGCTGCCGACAACAGCTTCGCCATATCGTCGCCTTGAGCCCTGGCTGCCCCTATAATTGATCCTGCGTGAGCGGCTAGGCTGATGACCTCGCCGATCGCTGTGAGCGTGTTCTCGCGCTTTGTATTGAGTTCCTTAACCGCTTTTTTTAGTTCTACTTGTGTTTGCATTTGAGTCCTTTCAAGAGCGCCCCTGTGTTGAATTTTGGCGTTTCACGACGGCGCTTGTCGTGGTGACGTCTTGCCCGTGCTTCGTAAGATTTTCTGGCTGATTCGCTTTTCCCAGCCCGGAACCGAATCCCCAGCCTGTCCGCTAGGTCTAAAGCCTTCTTGCTGACGGCCTGCTTGGTTATCTTGTGCCGCTTGGCGACGCTGGTCATAGATTCGGTCGACCGATTAAGCACAATCGCCAAGACGCTGTGATCCAAGGTATCGGCCATGTTTTGAACCGATGGATGCTCCGGCGCTTTGGCCATTAAGTACTGAAAGACCATGACCGTGTTTGTAATCCCGCAGGTGGTCACGGTGATCGTGGAATAAGCCTCCGAAACGAGATCTTTGAGGCTATCAATACGCATCGCCGGGTGCGTATTTTGAGCGGGCATTTTTTCAATAATTTCTTGGTCTATCATAATTAATTAACACCCCCCTAGTGCAGTCGTTAGTGCAGTAATGCAAATGGTGTAATGCATTAGTGCAATAATAGGCCCTAAAGGGCCTTTATTACTGCACCTACATGCTCTGAGATACTGCACTAGTGCAATAAGGGTTACTGCACCAACTTTAGAATGGTTCATTTGTTGCCTTTTTGATGAATAAACCTTCGCTGGATTCTTCGATCAAACCGTCCTCTTTCGCCTGTTTGATGCGTGCCTTGGCCTGACGTTCCTGAAGCTTCGTTATTTTCATAACAAATTCGACGACTTGGCTGTATTTGGCCCCTTCGGGAAGCTTGCTCCAGTCAATGGCCGACGCCCTGCGACCGATTGTTTTTTCGGGCGCCCCGACCTCAATCCACGCCATTCCCTTGTCGGCATGCCTTAAATGAACGAACGGCTGCGCTCTGCTTGCAATTAAATCGCTCGCAGTGACCCCAGGTTGCAATCCTGCTCGCTTCCCGCGCTTGGTTACTTCCAGCTTATAAGTGTACGTCCCTTGCTCATCCTGGCCACAGGAAGACAGTATTAAAACGCTCCGAGCCCAGTTGGTCAGCTCGGACGATCCAAAACCGCTGTACGCCTTGTCGTGACCCTGGTACCCGTTCCCTTCCCGTACAGGCTTTGG